ATATAGTCCGAGCTTACGCGATAGCAAAGCGTAAGAGCTGGAAGATAAAGAGCTTCCAGGATAACAAACTGCCTGCGTACGTTGTAGAGATGGCTGCGGAGCCTGTAGTTGTTCACGATTTTAGTAAGCAACCAGGCCAGACTGTGCAGCTGGACCGCTATCGCTTCTGGGGTAACCCTGGGAGCAAGGAGTCACGCGAGCGTACTGCTGAACAGACCATTGGTACTGCAAACAGCAGGAATATCGTAAAAGATAAAGTTCTTGTGACGCTTCGGGAGTACACGGGTCCTGCAGATCCTAGTGATCCTACACAGCCTAGTACTTTTAAGATTGCTCGCGAGACACTGATTACCGCCCAACGTTTACTGTTGGATACAGGTAATCTGACTGCTTTCCATCAATCTATCGGCTCTCTTACGCTCCTTGATGATTATCGTAGGTGGCGTGATCGGGTGTTCATTAATGAACTCCTGAAAGCCGTATCTAAGGGTCAGTCTTCTGACTCTCAGGGTGGTTACTACTATCCTGGTGACCTCGCTGTCGGTGCTCTAACCTACAGCAACGCCGAACAAGCCAAGTTCGACGTCAAGGACGACCTGCTGCGTGTGGTCAAGAGCCTCCGCAAACGGAACGTCCCCACCTACCAAGACGGCTTCTATCGCTGCGTTTGCGATCCGACCTTCTTGCTGCACCTGCGCCAAAACAGCGACTTCCGTGAAGTTGCTCGTTACCCTGGCAATGGGCAGATCAACCCGCTCATGTCTTCGATGCAGCCTAACGCTGCCATCTACATGGGCCAAGGTTTCGGCCAAGCCACTTTCGTGGCGGGCGAACCCATCATGCCGACAGGCTTTGTGTTTGAAGGAGTCCGCTTCTTCGAATCCACCAACATGCCCTCGCAGTCTCAGACTGCAACTATCGGTGGTTCTGCCGCTTCTTACGAAGCTGCAATTGGTATGTTCTTCGGTCCCCAGAGTGTTGGCGTCGGCATCGGCGGTAACAATGCTCAGGTTCTTCTGAACAACAATGACGACTTCAGCCGTTTCATCATGATGATTTGGAGCCTGTACGCAGGTTTCGAACTTCTGAACGCTGATTTCGCCACCATCGCTTACTCCTTTAACGCTTGAGGAGGTAATTAACGATGGCTATCAACCCTAATCAGATCTCGGTTGCCAAGATTTATCCTGGTAACTACACCAACGTCCTGCGTTATTGGCACGACTCCAAGTCCGTTACGTATCTCAACGAAAACGGCACTAGCGAGACGCTGACCAATCAGCCCGTTGGCGGCCCCGTGGGCGCAGTTGTTCGCCCCGGTTGGATTGCTCAACAAGCCATTGGCTATGTTGATCTTTCTTACCAGGCTCTCGGTACCAGCAACCAGCTGGATTACTACACCACTCCTTACGGCTCTGGCCTGAACAACGATAACGTTGCGTTCACTAACGCTAACGTCATCATTCCTTCGCCCGACGCCTACAAGGATGTTCGTGCTGACATCACCAACGGTATCACCGTGCCTTCGGGTGCTTTTGTGTACCGCGTAAGCCTCCGTGTTGACGGCGGCGATGTGGTGTCTAGCGGTGTTGGCGGCGGTTCTGCCACCCCGACTCTGGGTCTCGGCCCTGCTGTTGGCGTCGGTCTGAACACCACCCCCACCCCCAGCGGTTTCTTTGCAACCGTTGTTGGCGCAAGCAGCCGCATCGAAAATGGTTCGTTCAACTCCAGCAATGCCTGGAACATGGCGAACGCACACCGTGTGACTGCCGACACCACCTATAAGCTTTTTGCTGTGGGTAACCTCGGCGGCGCTGCTGCTTCCGGTCTCGCTCAGGCTTCCGGTGTGTACGATCCTCGTGCTCGCGCCGGCCGTCTCAGCGGTAAGGACAAAGCACTCGCTATTTGCGAAGTGTGCTGGATGATCCCTGATGCAGCTCCGGAGCGTTCCGATCTGGCTCTGCAGCCTGCTGGTATCATCGAATCCAACGTGTACAACTCAACTAGCCCATCCTGACGGTTGGGATACACAACTCAGCCCCTCTTCGGAGGGGCTTTTTTTTATGGAGCTGCGTTATTTTTTAAGAGTTTCTTGGATTTTGTCCTCAAGTAATTTCATTTTTATCTGAGTCAACCTTTCCTCAGGGTCTAAACTGAACGCTCTGTTGCCTGTTTGTGGATCTAGTACGTCCACAGCGCGACGTGCCCAAGCTTCTGGATTTATTTGATCTAACATCTTCGCCGTACGTTCCATAGCTCCCACCGTGGGAGGAGCCGCCACTCCCAAACCTCTCATCAATTCGTAAGATCGGCGGACGTCAGGGGATCCGGTTTGAGTTGCTGCCGATGCCCGCACAACTCCTGGGGCGTAGGTAGCCACATCCGCCGGAAATAGTGCAGATGCAGCCACCCCAGCCCCTCCAACAGCTGCAGCTCGGCGGGCGGCTGCCTCCCTCTCTAATCCAGCTTTTCTGTTAGCTGCGTATTCCCCAACCATGTTGAGGACATCCCCCAGGAAAGGAACGGCTCTCGCCCCTTTCTGTAGAAATCTAGGGACTCGAAAGGGAAAATCCATCAGCGTGGGTTGACACACCCTATTGACATCCTACTGTAATATACACACAGATCCTGTTCACATGATGACTGCGACTCAGATTAAAGAGTTCACTTTTAAACCCAATGGCGTAAAGATTGAGGTCTTAAATAGCCACGACGAAGGTGAATATTTTATGGTCCGGTCTTATACGACCGGTAAGGTTTTCTTCGCTCACAAAAGTCAGATTCTTGAGGAGGTTAAAGAGAAAGAAGAGACAGGAGATAAACCCAAACAGCGCCGTGGCCGTCAAATCGTCAAACCCGAAGTCCAGGCGTTTAACCGAATCAATTTAAATTCCGCCACTCCTGAGTTACTCACTCAAATTCTTAAAGGTGTTGGTCTTAAAACTGCGATTCAGATCAAGGAACTTCAGCAAAGTCTTCCTGGTGAACGTTTCAGTAAACTTGATCAACTGAAGGCTATTAATCAAGTTGATTGGGATTCCGTTCTGGAAAACGGAAATGTGTACGTAGAATAAAGTTAAGTAATCGCCCTGCTGGGTAATGGCGCAATTAACTACGCAGGAATTAGAGCAGATACAATCATATCTTGCTCAGCAGGGTGTCGTATTTCAAGCTACGACAACAGATGCAACCAAGCGTGAAGTAATTTACGCTGCGATAAATCAGATAACCAGAAACCCTGCGCAGGTTTTTGGGTATAAACTTGACGATTTTAACTTCAGTCGCGTAGCATATCATTTAGGGTACAATATAGCTACTGTACCAGCAGGTGATTATGCTCGTTTAGTCGAAGCCTGTAATAGTGTTCCGAGTGAATATTACTTCGATAAAATTGTGCAACAAGTTGAGCGTTGTGAGGAAGCTGAACGTTTAACAGAATTGGCTACGGGGAGGGCTACCAGTAGGCAAGAAACTATTTTGGGCGATGTTAGTCGTTCTATTAATATTCAGGATAAAAGAGAGACTGCCAAAATTTGGAGAGAGAATTATTTGTATGAATGCGATCGACTTGCCCACATGTTGTATATACCCAACTACAGAGACCCCGTGGCGGCTCGATACAGGTTTGAACGGAGCGGCGGCGAGTTTATTCAAGCTCTGCCCGGCCCTCCTGACGTTTCCCGTGCTGACAGGTTGTATTTTTACGCAAACTGGCGATAAACGCTATATTTATTAAAGACTGGTATAACTTCATGGGCCTATCCAACTACGGCGAAGGGCTTAGAGCAGTATTAAATCTGATCAATAATCCTGCAGCTGTTCGTCAAATCCAGGCCCTTCCAGAATCCGTTGCTGGTAGCGTCGGAGATCTGTTACGTACGTTCGAACAAGCCGGTAAATCTGGGCTTTTAGGTGACGCTGCTAAGCAGAAACTCCTGTACGGCGGTCAACCCCCTAAAGCCGGCCCTATTCCGACGAAGGCCCAGGAGGCCACGCAGCTGCCCCTCCCCCTAAAATCTCGGACCGGTCGCCCCGTTACAAGTTCGGTCCCACGACCGACGGCACGTAACGCAGAGACTCTTCAGAACCTTGCGCGTACCCGCGTGGCCGATATGCCGCGTGTGCCTCGTTTCGGAGAAGTCCCTGGCCAGCTCCCTTTAAACGCTGCTCCCATTCCTGAATTTAGTTATTCGGGACCGTATATTGCTCCTCGTCCTGAGTGGGGTCCTTCAGCTCTTCCCCTTTCTGTTCGTGAAGCGGATCCAGAAACTCTGGGTCTCTTGAAGTCT